TGTTAATTTCTCTTTTCCAGTTTATTTTAACAGACGATGGGCACACAATTAAAATTCTTTCTGCACCGCTTTCTAATGCCGCAATAATTGATTGAATTGACTTCCCTAAACCCATATCATCAGCTAAAATACTGCTATTTCTGGATAATAAGAACTTAATACCTTCTTTTTGGTGAGCGTAGAGTGTTTTATCATCTTTGGCCAAAACTTTATTATATTTGTCGAAATCAACCTCAATGTTTATTGCTTCAAAATATGGGTCTTCTAAAACTTGTGTTTTTGGTAACCAATACATTTTTGAATCGACTTGATTACGTTTTAATTTTCCATAAACATGGTAGGATTTTTCGTTTTCGGCTAATACATATTCAATAAGAATTTTTTCTGGTACGAAAGTCGTACCTTCTTTTCTTTGTAGTTCTTCTCCTAGAAAACGACTAATACCGATTACCCTGTTAATTAGTTGTGGTTCCCTCTGGTGATTTTCAATAACGTATTTGGCTTGTGTTTCGGTTAACTTAATCTTCTTGTTTTTAAGATACTCATTTCTAAGTTTTCTTATGTAGGGGTTTATCCCAGAATAGTTCTTCAATAATCCAAGCGCTGAATAGCCTTTTATGTCGTCTAAATTAATCAAATTACCTGGTTTTTTTTATCATATTATAACTACCAATATACAAAAAATTTTAAATAAAATCAAGTCTTTATGAATATTTAGGCTATTGTAAATATTTATGAAAAAAGACATGGCAAATTCAAAAATTACACCAATAACACGTAATAATAAGTTCTTTTCGGAAGAGGACTTTATGCTTGAGATTGGAATGGGTCGTGAGGCTATTGAGGGTGACGGGAATTTTACCCTGATTTTGTACAGGGTTGATAGAGAGATGACAGACGCCGATGCATTATATGGGGAGGCAAGTAAAGATGGGATAAGATTCTTTCCACCAGTCGAATTAAAGGTTGTACCAATTCTAGCTGAACCAGAGAACAAGACTTATAACCCAAATTCTACTGGTAGATATATCATAGATGGTAATTTAACGTTTGGTATTTATGTATCACAATTGACTGAGCTTAATACAGAGATTAGTTATGGTGATTATATTGGATATCCTGTCACAGAAACCGAAATAAGATATTACGTTGTAACAAACGATGGAATAATGAATTTTGATAACAAACATACAATCATGGGATATAAGGGTGCATTTAGAACAATTCAATGTGCCCCAACTGATTCATCAGAATTTCGTGGTGTCTAAATTTTAAATCATGGCAGTACCTAAAGGCTTTAGAAACAACATTAATATAAACCCTAGTAAAATTGGGCCTGAAAGAAGACAAGAGATTCTTGATGGTATAACCAATAAGGGAACCTTTTTACCTAGAGGTGTTTCTGAAGAAGATATGGATGAGGCATTTGTTGAATTTGTGAATAAAGATTTATCAATTACCGTAGATGGGCAAAAAGTTCCTGTTTTATTCATGACACTTCAAAGATGGTCAGAGTTCTCAAAAACTTGGCAGCATAGTGATAAATACAAAAATGTTCAATTACCAGTAATTACTATTGTTAGAAAACCAGATATTCAAGTTGGTCAAAACCAAGCGGGAAATTACAATATACCTGGTAATAAAACATACACCTACATGAAAGTTCCAACATTTGATGGAATAAGGTCTGGTATTGATTTGTATAAAATCCCACAACCAACATCGGTTGACATTAACTACGAAGTTAGAATTTTTACAAAAAAAATGAGGGATTTGAATAAGTTAAATACTTTAATTCACAAGACTTTTAATGCAATGCAAGCCTATATCAACGTAAAGGGACATCCGATGCCAATTATGTTAGAAACAATTAGCGATGAAAGTAATATTGAGGATTTAGATAGTAGAAGATTCTATATTCAACTATATGAAATGAGATTGATGGGTTATATCTTAGATGAGGCTGATTATGAGGTTGTTCCAACAATCAATAGAACATATGCTTTTATTGAATTGGATGATAGTAAAGTTTTTAATAACATAATTTTTGATTCTAATGTTGATGGAAATAGTGCAATTTATACGTTTATATTTAAACCATATTCTGAGCCAGAATTTACGTTTACAGCAAAATATGGTGTTAGTTTTACACGATTAACGGATATCGAAAACACAAATAGGATTGTAATTTCAATCAATGGAGTGGGGGTATTTGATGGCACCGTCTTAAACACCCCAATAATAATGAACCCTAACGACCAAGTGACAATAAAAATATATAAGTCAAACACGGTAACAAGTAAATTTAAACTAATTGGTATAACAATATGAGCTGTTTAGATAATCAAACAAATATTAATGAGACTTTTATCATTGAACCAACAGTCGTTAATCGAGAAGTAATTAGCGCATGTACAGCTGTTTACACAAATAGTATTATTGGTTGTTCAGGTGACACCAAGATTTTTATGGGTACTGGTGTTATAACCTTTGATGGTAATTTATATACAAACAACGCAATTACGGCTGACACGATTTATGCCTCAACATATTATAGTGGTGGTACAAATCTATTAGATATATTCTCATCAAGAGATATATATTTAACTGGTGGCACATTCGATAATAACGTCGATACGTTAACTTTATATAACAGTAATGGTAGTACTATTATTGTAACAGGTTTTACGGATTATTATACAACAGGAACTACTCTTGTTGGGAAAACAGTATACTTTAATCGAACCGATGCTTTATCCGCATATACACTAGATTTATCATCATTTTCAACAGAGGATATATATACAACAGGTCTTACATTTTCAAATAATCAAATAATTATTACTAGAAATGATGGTGTTAATCTTAATACGTACATCAATTATTTTACAGGTTTAACAATTGGGAATTTAATTGCAGATTCAATTAGTGCAACTACTATTTCCGCAACAACATTTTATGGTGATGGTAGTCAATTAACAGGTATTAACACATATCGATTAACAGGGTCAAGTCAAAACGGTAATTCTTTATTATTATTTAATAGTACTGGTGGTACAGAAATATTTACACCTGAATCAATCACTGGTGGTACGTATACCAAATCATCTGGAATATTATCATTAACAAATAATACTGGTGGTACTATTACCATAACTGGTATAACAGATGTATTTGTTACTGGTGGTACATATAATCCAACCAATGGTATTGCAACTTTTACAAATACAACAGGTGGTACATTTAATGTAAGTGGTTTTAACGCAGGTGTACCTAATACATATATTCAAGATGTGTTTACAACTCTGTATCAGATTACACTTGAGGATAATCTTGGTACAACATATACGTTCAATCCAAGTATTATTACGGGTGGTACGTATAACCAAACTACTGGTATATTATCATTGATTAATTCAAGTGGTAATAGTATCAACATAAGTGGATTCTTAACAGGTGTTACAGATACCTTTGTTACGGGTGGTACATACAGTAACGGAACAGCTACATTTGTAAATAACACAGGTGGTACATTTAGTGTTGGTGGTTTCTTAACTGGTCAAACATTTACTGATACAACAATAACTGGTGGTACATTTAACCAGAACACTAGGGTATTGTCTTTAGTTAATAATACTGGTGGTACGGTTACGGTAACTGGTATAACAGATAGCTTTATTACTGGTGGTACATATAGTGCTGGTACATTATCAATTGTGAATAACACAGGTGGTACGGTTACTATCAGTGGTTTTCAGAATGGTATAATTGCTGGTAGTGGTACAACCAATTATGTACCTAAGTGGTCTGGTTCAACTGGATTAACAGATAGTCAAATTATTGATGATGGTACTAACGTTGGTATTGGGTTAAATCCATCATATAAATTAGATGTGGGTGGTAGTGTTCAACTAGGACAGAATACTACACATAGTACAAGGTTCTTTGGTGGTCAATCTGTATTCTCTTATAATCCACAGGGATTATCTGAATATAGATTATATGCCAACAATATGTTGTTTTTGGGTGGTGCTGGTACAACAAGGGTTGCATTTGGTACAGCTGGTGGAAACAACACAACAGGTACAACAGAAGCAATGTTGTATTTGGGTGATGTATCAAATACATCAGGTACTAAATCAGGTTTTGGTGTCAGCTTTAGAAGCTTACATTCATCAGGTAGTGGTGTTGTTAATATATTTAACATCAATCCAAACTTTGACCAAGCATCAGCAAACACATCAACTATACGTGGATTTTACTATAACCCAACATTTAGTCAAACATTAAAAGGAACCAACATTGCATTTGAAAATACTACAGGTAATAACTTACTTAATAGTGCTGGGGATAACACAGGTATTGGTATTACAGGTTCACCAACTAATAAGTTGCATATATCAGCTGCAACCGACCCATTAAGGGTACAGGGTCTTATTAATGAGGTTAATAACACGCTATTAAATGTTGATGTTAGTGGTATTGTGCATACGATGGCTGTTTCAGCCGTAACTGGTCAATTTATTACTGGCGGTACATATTCGAATGGTACATTATCGTTGGTTAATAGTACTGGTGGTACTGTTAGTATAGCTGGTTTTACAACTGGTACAACAAGCGGCTCAACAAGTGGTACAAGTATTTTAATTACTGGTGGTACATATTCAAACGGTACATTGACTTTAACAAATAGTACTGGCGGTACAGTTACAGTAACTGGTTTTACAACTGGTACAACAAGCGGTTCAAATGTCTTGATTACTGGTGGTACGTTTACAAATAATTCATTAACCTTAACAAATAGTACTGGTGGAACAGTATCGACCAGAATTGAGACGTTTACAGGTATTACAGCAACAACAAATGTTACCGTAAATGCACTTTCTGGTACCTCATCGGCTTTAGCTGGAATAAATTCAAGTGGAACATTTATAGCTCTTTCAGCAGCTACAGGTAACACAATTGCAAATACAATTAGTGGTAATAGTTTAATATCGGTTTTGACTAGAGATTTTGCTAGCGGTCTTATTTCTGGTGCTGTTATAACAATTAATAGTGCTAATACTGCAACATTTAATATAACAAGTGGTGTTGGATATATTGTTGATTGGTGGACAACCCCAGGACAACCAACGCTTTATCCTGTAAGTATTTCTGCACAAACAGGGGTTACTCTAACATATCTTTCATCGTCAACATTATCTTATATTGGTATTGATAAAACTGGTACGTTAGTACAATATTCAACTGAACCAACAAATAGTCAACGAAGACAAATTATTTTACTTGGACAACTTGGGCACACCAATTTAACAAGTATTGGTAATGTTAATTCGTTTACTACTACGTATGAGGGTGCGAACGCCAAGGTTCTTGATGTTATTTCCGAACTTCATCTTATTAATACTGGTAATGGGTTATCACCAAATGGAGCTAATCTTAAATTTAACAAGGCTAATGGTTATTTATTTGGTTTAGGTGTCAATGCTAGAAATGATTTCAGTAACCCTAATAAGGTAAATACACCATCTGCAACGCCAGTATCCTTTAAATATAGAACACAAACAGGTGGTACTGGTACAACTATTACTGATATCGACCCAACAAAATATGATGTTGGTGGTGTGATTACTACAATTCCTGGCTCAAGTAATGCAGCGACAAATCAACGTATTTATTTATTTCCAAATGGTAATGTTATTGTACAATATGGTCAAACTATTTACACATCATTGTCCAATGCTATTGCGGCACACACAACTGAAACATTCACACAATATTCAAATGTATCTGCTGCGGCTATTCTCATTGGTATATTATCAGTAACAAAGGGTTGTACGGACCTTTCAAATAGTACAAACGCAATATTTTTACCTGTTTCTAAATTTGGTGAATCGTTAGCTGGTTCTATTGGGGTTAGTACGTTGACATTACAACAGACTTATGATAATTCTAACACACCAGAAATTATAACAGATAGTGCTAGAGGGGCATTAACAATTCAAAGGGGGTCAACTGCCGATACTGATAATATATTTGAAGGTCAAAATGGTTCGAATGTAACGACTTCAAGTATTGACGGTAATGGGTTTGGTAAATTTATTAGTCTTAGTGCAACAAGCATAACAGCAAATTCATACACAATAACAGGTATCACAAGTGGACATGAAATATCATTATATCGTTATGCTAACGATACTAATTCCGCTGGATTTATTTCTTATAAATCAAGAGGTACATCAACAACACCTTCAGCTATACAAAGTGGAGACACAATCGGTGTATTTGGTGGTAGAGGTTACTTTGGAACAGGATTTACCTCAACAAGTAAAGCCAATATATCATTAATAGCTTCTGAAAACTGGTCATCGACTAATCAGGGTACTTATTTATCATTTAATTCAACAACATCTGGTTCTACAAATAGAACTGAAGTAATGAAAATTGATAATACTGGTTTATGGGTTAATGGAAATAAATTTATTAACGGTACAACAATAAGTGCTACTACATATCAAAATTTACCAACGGATATATTTACAACTGGTGGTACGTATACTAAATCATCTGGTATACTTACTTTAACGAATAATACTGGTGGTACCTTTACTGTTACGGGTATAACAGATGTGGTAACAACTGGTGGTACATTTAATCAAAGCACAAGAACGTTATCATTAACAAATAATACTGGTGGTACCTTTACTGTTACGGGTATAACAGATGTGGTAACAACTGGTGGTACGTATTCAACTTCACAGGTTGTCCTTAATAACAATACTGGTGGTACTACTACAATTACAAGGTCTGATTTTACGGGTTGGACTGATTACAGTGCTATTGTTGGTATAACAGGTTTAACTAGTTTAACAACTAAACAAATCCAATATATGGTTATGGGTAAAACCATGTTTGTACAATTTGATTTCAGATGTGCGTCACCAAATAGTTCTGGTACAACAACATCATTTACGCTACCGTTTAATGCTAGTTCTTGGGCTGGTGAACAACGTGGTATAATTCATGGTGTAAATAGTACAACACAAGCCACAATGTTATGGCGTATAGTAGCTGGTACTAACGTTGTTGAAGTGGCGAATGGTGCGAATGATACTAACTTTTCAGCATGGACAAATGCAACGGCTAGACGTATTGAAGGTCAAATGATAATAAACATAGCATAATAAAAAAAAAAAATAAATATGATACAGATTCAATTAAAAGCAAAACATTATTACTACATCATTTATAATTTAAAAGATGCAACAATAAGACAATATTTTAGTCTTATACAAACAATCAAGACTCAATTATCTGGTAATACAGATTTTGAAGCTTTGTATACTGTTAGTGTTCCACATTACTTTGTAACACAAATATTTAAAGTTTTAACATATTTACCTGAAGGACAAGCCGCAACAATTAATGCTGAGATGATGGATATGTTAATGCCACAAGTTCAAGCGGGTGTAATCGCTGAGATGACAAATGGATTGGTAGCTGACGGTGAAGGGAATTTACCTGAAACCGCCTATTGGCAAAGATTAGCAGCTGATATAACCTACAACATAACCCAAAACGTTATTTTAAGAAATTCAGCGATTCAACAGGGTTATGAATTAATGAATCAGATTTAATAAATTTTTAGTATGGTTATTACAGAAAAAAATGTAATTAATAAGTTGTTGAAAGATGATGTCATTCAGCAATCATACATATATAGTTACAAATCTAAGAAATATTGGAAGATAACCAAACCAATTCATGTTATGTTATCAAATAAATCTATCATAACAATTCCAGAAGGTTTTTGTTATGATATGGCAACCGTACCAAAATGGTTATGGTCAATTGTCAGACCATTTAATGATGCATTATTTGGGACATTAATACATGATTATCTTTATATTCACCAAGAAACACACAATATGACAAGATATCAAGTTGACAGGGAGCTTTTATTTTGGTCTAATTTAACCAATAAAAGAAATAAGACTGACAATTACTTAAGGTATTTATTTGTTAGAATGTTTGGGTGGTTATGGTGGAAAAAAATAATATAGTTATGTGGATGGTCTTAATTTTTACAATTTTACTTGGGTTATACAACTCTTTTCTTATTTTAGATAAGAGGGTCAATAATCCAAAGTATAATAAGTATTGGCACACAACGGGTGCTGTAATATTTGTTTATGTTTCAATTTTGGTTTTTATTTATTTTGGTTTCTGGGCAGCAATATCTTCTTTAATGTTATTTTGGGTTGTTTTTGGTGGTGTTGTTCATGTTGTTGCCCTAAAAAAGCCATTTTTTTATGTTGGTATAACAGCTAAAACCGATATCTTATTTAGGAAGGTTTTTAAGAAAAATACTGAGTTTTGGTCTGGTGTAATTAAGTCAATTTTGCTCGCTTCTTCTTTGATTATGAGCCATAAGAGTCTTTTGGGGTAAATTTCAAATATTTATAAATCAAACATTTTTTTCGGTTTTTCTTGAATATTTATTATAAACAAGAATAATCCTAAAAAAACAAAAGAAAAAATATGGCAGACAAAGTATTCGTTAGTCCAGGTGTTTACACTTCAGAAAAAGACTTAACCTTCGTAACACGTCAAGTAGGTGTTACTACGTTGGGTTTGGTGGGTGAGACAACCAAAGGGCCAGCATTCCAACCAATTTTTATTAGCAACTATGGTGAGTTCCAGTCATTTTTTGGTGGATTAGACAACACCTTAGTAAATGGCTCTGATGGTAATGGTGCGCCATTATATGAATTACCATACATTGCTAAATCATATCTCTCACAGTCAAACCAATTGTTCGTTACAAGAATTTTAGGTTTCTCTGGATATTACGCAGGTCCAAGCTGGGGTATCAGTTTAGACGCAGCATTAGACCCAACCACAATTAGTGCAACTACAACATATGTTGACCCACTTGTAACATTTACCGCTACAACTGGTGGTACATTGGTTGCTGTTAGTTCTACTGACGCATTATTTAATTATCTATACACAACAAGTGCTATTACATTTGACTTCTTAGCGACAATGACTAGTGGTGAAACCTCAGTTGTTTCAAGCGAATATGTCAAGGTAGGTGATGCATTTACAGCCGCAACTGTCGGTCTTACATTATCAACAATTCTTTCTAGTACTGGTAGTACCTATACTGGTATAACATCTGGTTATACAATTCAGGATGTTGGTACTGGATATTCAGATATCGAAAATAAATTGGTGGCGCTTTTACGCTCAAGAGGTTCTATTGACGCTACAACTCAAGTACCGACATTCCAAGTTACTGGTAGTGTTATCTTTGACCCAAGTGTTACGGCGGCTGAAACAAATCCGTTAGGTACATTCTCATTAAGTGGTAATTCAACTACCTTGGGTGATTTCAATTATTCTTGTTCATTTGATAAAACACAAAAGAATTATTTACCAAGAGTTTTAGGTAGAACACCTCAAGACGGTAAAACTGCGATATATGTTGAGGAATTATTCGACAACATGTTTAACAGTGATTACCAAACTGAAAAGATAAGAGGTATTAACCTAACTCCAGTTGTATATCAAGATAGCTTTGAAGATTACCTTCAAGAGTATCAACCAGCTGTTACCCCTTACTTCGTATCTGAATTAAGAGGTAATAAGGTGTTAAGATTGTTCAGATTCTGGACTATTTCTGATGGTAATGCTGCAAACGAACAGTTTAAAGTTTCTATTGCTAATATTAAGCCAGATACTAAAGAATTTGACGTATATATTAGAGGATTCTACGATACTGATTCACAACCAAGCATACTTGAAGCATTCACTCGTTGTACAATGGACCCAACTTCTAACAACTTTATCGCTAGAAGAATTGGTACTCTTGATGGAACATATGCATCTAAATCTGCTTATATTTTAGTTGAATTGGATGATACTGTTGACACAAGCGACGCTTTCCCTGCTGGTTTCGTTGGTTTCCCTGTTAGGGATTACCAAATCAACAGTAATACAACTGTACAGACACCAAATATAATGTACAAACAAACATATGGTACATTTGAAAATAAACGTAAGTATTATCTAGGTCTTTCAAATACCATAGGTATTGATGCTGACTTCTTTGACTATAAGGGTGTTCCAATTGGACAAACTTATGACCATTGGACTGGATTAACAAAAGGTTTCCACATGGATATTAATGCTGCAACGGCAACTATTGACGGTGTAACATATTATATCAATGGTAACTCTGGTGCAACTTACAACCCTATTTTTGAATTTGAAACAGGTAACTGGACATTTACAACTGAAAGTGGTTTAGCTAACGGTCCATATGAAAAAGTATATGCTCGTAAGTTTACAAGTGCATTTTACGGTGGTTTTGATGGATGGGACGCATATAGAACTAGAAGAAGTAATTTAGATAGTTTTATTATCAATGGTACCAAAGGACAAGCTGGTTTATCTAGCGGTGTGTTTACCTCTAAAACACTTTCTAATGGTGACATGGGTATTACATCTGATTACTACGCATACCTTGAAGCTATTTGGACGTTTAAAAACCCTGAGGCTGTTAACATCAACGTGTTTGCAACACCAGGTATTGATACCTTTGATAACACGAATTTAGTTGAACAAACTATTGAAATGATTGAAGAGGATAGGGCTGACTCATTGTATATCGTTACAACTCCTGATACAGATTCTTCTGGTGGTGTGTTGACTGTTGGTGACGTTACCGATAGTTTATACGATATGTATGACTCTAACTACACCGCAACTTACTGGCCATGGATTCAAATCTTGGATGCTGAGAACAATGTTTATATCTATGTTCCACCTACAAGAGACGTAGTAAGAAACATTGCATTAACCGATAACATTGCATTCCCATGGTTTGCTGTTGCTGGTATCCAAAGAGGTGATGTTGACGCTATCAAAGCTCGTAAGAAGCTTACATTAGCTGAAAGAGACGTTCTTTATGAGAATAGGATTAACCCAATCGCAACCTTCACATCTGATGGTATTAAGATTTGGGGTAACAAGACTCTTCAAGTTAAAGATTCAGCTCTTAACAGAATCAACGTTAGAAGATTGCTTCTTCAAGCTAGAAAGCTTATCTCTGCTGTTGCTATCAGATTGTTGTTTGAACAAAACGATACAATCGTAAGAAACCAATTCTTAGCTCTTGTCAATCCAATTTTGGATAACATCAGAACAGAAAGAGGTCTTACAGACTTTAGAGTTGTGTTGAGCAATGACCCTGAAGATATCGATAGAAACCAATTAACTGGTAAGATATTCCTTAAGCCAACCAGAAGTCTTGAATTCATCGAAATTGAATTTAACATTATGAATACTGGTGCTTCATTCGACAATATCTAATCGACTAAAAAAATATAAGAAAACCTCTGAATTTCAGGGGTTTTCCTTTTTAATAAGATATTTATAAGAAAATCACAATATGCCTAAAATTATTTTAACAGAGGAACAACATGTTAAGGTTGTCAATCTCATTTTAAGTGAAATGGTACAGGAAGCCGAAGTACTTGATGAAGGTGCTTGGGAGAAGATAAAGTACGGTCTTTCAAAATTAGGACGCTATAAGGCTGGTGGTAAGATATTTGGTAAAGGAAAAATTGACCAAGAAGCGGCTCAAAGAATACAAGACATTATAAATAAAAAAGGTAATGAAGTTATTGCTAAACTTGATGCACAAATAAAAGAAACCAATCCTAAATTTCCAAACAACGAAAAAGAAGTCGAGTTCTTAAATACTGTTTTAGGTATTTCAGCTGTTTATGATTCAATTGTAGCATCAACACAAAAGAACCCTGATGAAGAAGGGTATTTACCAATTGATGCGGCTAATGGCGTTATTAACGACCTTAGAGAATACGTAAAGAAGTTCTTGGATGTTGATTTAACAGCGGTGTATTCTGTTGTTGATGAAATTGAAGGAAATGGACTTAATTTAAGTGAAGAAGATATTAATGAACTAAATGAATCTTGGACAATTGATGAATATGGTGAAGATAGTGGCGGTCAAGATATGACATGGGGAATGTATGGTAGAGATAATTCAAATTCAACATTAGGAACTGGTGCATCAATTGACCAAAGAATGATGTCAAGTTGGAACGTAGCTACTAATATTGTAGACGGTTTACCAGAAGAATATAATGAGAATGATGTTGAAATGGCCGTAACACTTTATATTAGTGATTCTGGTATAAGCCAAGAAGTGGCTAATAGTTACACAAAAAATGATGATTGGTGGGAAGATTTGTATTATAACATCAATGATATAAGAAGAAAAAAGGGTGCCGTAAATGAAGCTGGTTATGACTTTCAAACACAAGCTGACGGGAATCCAGAACACACCAATGTTCCACAATCCAAACTTGCTGGTTTGGCTAGAAAACATCTACAAAACAAAAGAGGGCAAGGAGACGATTTTGATAGTGAAAGGATGAAGACGCTTAAGTCTAATAAACTTCCGCTAACGCTAATGGGTATTGGTGCCTCTCTTGGTGCGTTTAGTTGGTTGGTGAATACGGATTGGTTTAAGCATTTATTTGATACACCGTTTAACTATACCGATACCGAGAATACAACCCAAATGATTCAACAACACACTCAAGTGTTTAATGATATTAAACCAGGTGAAGGTGTTTATAAATTGTTAGGTCGTGTCACAAATCATCAGTTAAATGCTAATTCATCTACTGGTGAATTTATCGATGCTCTTAAGCAAATTGGTGGTGGTGATGCTCACAAAGGTGTTGATTTATTATGCCAAGACGGTGGTGTTATGATGCACCCACATGAAGCTGCTAAAGGCTTGCATGAATTGGTTAATAATCCAACATCACATCAAAATATCAACTTTATGTTCCAAGGTGGAACACCATCATCTGGTACTGGTAAGCTTGTTCCAACAAATACAACCCTTTATGGTACGATTGCTGGTAAAAGTCTAGTTTCTATTTTGACTAAAACAATACCACAGGCAATCGCCAAAACCGTTGTAAAAACTGGCGTAAAAACTGGCGCTGGATACGCTACCGCAAAAGGATTTGGTGCTGTATTGGGACCAATTGGTGTTGGGCTTTTGGCCGCTGGTGCTTTGGTTAAGCTTATGAGAATAAAGGGCCAGAAACAATCTAGGGCTAAGACACTAAATGACTTGTATCAATCAATTAGAAACCTTGATGGGGGTGCTGGAATTATTGAACCACAAGGTGAAACGGTTAACCCATCATCAGCTGCAAGTGGGAATGTTCCACGTGGAAACACGGGCACAAGTGGTTCAGTATCAGGCAATGACTTATACAATTCACTTAGAAATCTCTTCCAATTTATCGTCAATAATAGAAATATGTTAGGTACTCGTTCAGCTGATAATGTTGGAACTGGTGCTGCAATGGATAATCAAAGAATGAAAGCTGGGGATACATACAACTATAATGGACAACCAGTTACAATTGTTAATCCAGATTTAGGCGACGGTAGAACCCAAGTTAGAGCACAAAATAAAGCTAAAAACGTATTTACCGTTCCAACTGATTCATTACAAAAGATGAATGAGACACAACTATTTGAAGGACAATACATTAAAGATAAAAGAATGATTCAATTCTTGAATAAGAATTTATCATATGATAAATTAAAATCATTTGAGGAATTAATGCGTCGTATTGAGGCTTTAAGAAACAGGATTAAAAATATGAAGTCTTCCGATAAAGTAATGGCGGGTCATTTAAAGAGTTTTAATTCTAATCCTATTATGGTGACAGATTTTAGTCAAATGTTTAATTTATCGGCAGATAACCCTAAAGCTGCGAATTCATTAAAAGCGTTTATTGATGACATTTTTGTTACGTTGTATTCTGGGAAGTATAAGTTTGCTAGCATGATTGATAAGATGGCAGGTCTTGGTGGTGGTAACATCAATAAGGTTGACGAGGGTGATGCATATGACATGTTAAACCCAAACAAAGCTTTCTTAAAAGATGCACAAGATAGGGGTAGATTTAAGGCTAACCTTTTAAAATTCTTATCTAATGCAATGAATCTTTTCCAATATTTAACCAAATTAAAAAAAGAGGGTAAGCTTACCACAGCAATGGGTTCACAAGGTGGACAGCAAGGGCCACAAACACAGAGTGGGCAACAACCATATGAACCTCAACCACAGGGTGGACAACCAAAAAAATATAAGGGTACCCAAATTAAGGGTAAGAATAAAACGGCTAGATATGATTATTTAGATACTTATATGAATAATAATGGTACAACTAGATTTGAATCAATTGAAAATGTTGAACAACAAATAGATGAGAGTGTGGAAAGAATCAAAAAAATTATGTTTGGTTAAGAATAAAACTTAAAAACCACATATTTATAATAAAATAAAAGACTAACTTAAAAACACAAAGATATGTCAGATTTACTAATGAAAATGCCGTTGCCTTACGAACCTAAAAGGAAAAATCGTTGGCTTATTACGTTCCCAGCTGATTTGGGTATTCAGCAATGGTGGTTAGAAAGTGCATCAAGACCTTCAATTACACAAAACGAAACTGAAATTCAGTTCTTAAATACGTCTACTTGGGTAATTGGTCGATTTACGTGGGAAAGTATTGATGTAACATTCCGTGACCCTATTGGTCCTTCAGCTACACAAGCTATTATGGAATGGGTACGTCTTCACTCAGAATCTATCACTGGCCGTCAAGGCTATGCCGTGGGTTATAAAAGACCTGTTGAGCTTGAAATGCTTGACCCGACTGGTGTTGTTGTTGAAAAATGGTTACTTGATGGTACCATGTTAACCAACGTTGGTTTTGGTGACTTAGCTATGGATGACGATGGTATTGCTCAAATCACAGCTACTCTTAGATTTGATAGAGCAATACTTTTGTTTTAGTATTTTGATTATCAATCATTTATGCAATTTATTAAAAATTGCTTTATCAAATACTTGACTTATTTAAATTCTTTTAGTATATTTGTACAAAATAACGAATATATTAAAAGAATTTTTATTTATGGTATGTAAAGAATGTAATCAGGAATTCCAATCATTGGATTCATTAAGAAGGCACAGGGTGCAAAAACATAAGATAAGTGCTGAACGAACATATATTGATTATGTTTTATATGGGTTCGAACCTAAGTGCAAATGTGGTTGTGGATTAAAGACCAATTTTTTGAGTATTGAAAAAGGATTCACAGAATATATTAGAGGTCACGCCGCTAGAATTAATAATAACTGGGGTCATAATAAAAAAGCATTGGATAAGTCACATGAGACACAAAAACGTATGCATGAAAACGGTGAATTGGTTATTTGGAATAAAGGGTTAACAATTGAAGATGAAAGGGTTAAAAATAATATAGTGAAAGTTATGTCTAATCCTAATAGAAGTAATAATATTTCAAAAAAATTACTAGGTGTATCTAAAAATGAAGAACATAAGAAAAAAATAAAAGAAAAGGCTAAAAAAAGATGGAAAAGTATTGAAGAAAGAGAAAAACAATCACATAGAAGAATGTTATATATTATTAAAAATGGGTTTCAAATTAAATCTAAATTAGAAAAACAATTTAAAAATATACTAATTAATGATTTGCAATTGGTTGAAGATAAAGATTTTTATCCACAATATTATGTGAGAGAAATTAAGGCTTTGTATGATTTTAAAATAAGTGGTAAAAATATAATGATTGAGGTGGATGGTGACTATTGGCATTGTAATCCGACCTCTAATTATAATATACCAATTTATGAGGCACAAATAAGTAATTTAAAAAAAGATAAAATAAAAGATGATTGGTGTCTAAAAAATAATATTAAACTTCTTCGTTTTTGGGAATCTGATATTAAAAATAATAAAGACGGTGTTATAAAACAATTAAAAGAAGAATTAGGCTTTGATTAGTTCACAAAAAAAATGTAGTTGCTTATATTTATATTCAGATAACGTTTTAAATAAATTAAAAAAAAATGGAAATTCACAAAAAAACAAGGGTCGTTTTGGATAAAAACGATATAGAAACAATCATAAAGGAATATTGTTTAAAAGAAGGGATTAATGTAAAAACAATCAAATTTTATGGTAGAAAGCATGATTGGGTAAATAGAGATGATTATAATGATGGTGACGGTTTTAGCATAAAAAATATCATATGTGAATAAAATATTATTACTAGATTCTTTACTTATACCTTAAAAGCCTTGCAATTTGCAGGGCTTTTTATTTACAAAAAAAATCTGTTTTGTATATTTATTACTATAAAGTTTTAAAATATGATGGTAACAGGTTATACGACAACAATCGATGCTTCCAAAGAAATGTATAAAAGAACCCAACGGCAAGCTAAATCTATTGGTAAAAAACTACCTAAAAAAATCAAAGACGTTTACGGAAAGGAATCAATTGTTAAAAATTCTAAAGACCCGTTTATGTATGAACCAAAAATGGCCAATCGTTGGTATTTAAAATTCCCTAAAAGGTTTAATATACCAGAATGGTTCGTAAAAGGATTAACTAGACCAACCTATCCATTCAATGTAGGTGGTAAAATAACCGTAATATTACGTGACGGAGTTGAACCATCTACAACAGAAAATTTAATGAAATTGATTGAAACACAAAAACCCTTCAAATTAAAAATTGAAGTGTTGGACCCATTGGCTGAAGTTATCGAAAAATGGACGTTAAAGGGGTGTGTGATTACAAATGTTGATTGGAGTCCGTTGGATTACGAAAGTAAAGATGTGTCTACGATTTATGTTCAAATATCATATAATGAAGTAAAATTTAAAAAGAAATAATATGCCTGAAAAAAGACCTAATGTGTTTCCAGCTAGTCAACCACAAGTTGAAGAAAGGGGACAAATAAGAACAGATAGATTGGCCGATTCGCCAGTACATAATGTATCTGTTGATAATGAATATGAAGCAAGAAAAATGCAAGCTGCTAGTGAAGTGTATAATGGAACTAAGGAAGCATTGTTGACACAAACACCTAATTCACCAATGGCTGATGCTGTTCAAGCAATGATGAAAAGAACTGAAGAACAATTAAAACTAAGAGATGCACGTATTGCTGAAATGCAACAAAAAACACAAGAATACGAAAAGCAATTTGAAGAAGCAAAACAAAGACCACAACAGTCATATAGATATGAACCTGAGCCAAGGGTATTGGCTGCTGAACCAAAACCTATTGTTAAAAGCATCAATGAAATAAATATGAACGATACAAATAATTACATTCAACAATTAAGTCAACCACAATTTAATGCTGCGTTTGATTTATTACCGCTACCTTCTGAAGGTAAGCTTTATGCATCTAAAAAACCTAATGTTAGAGTTGCATATATGACAACTGCTGATGAAAATATTCTTACATCACCAAATCTATTACAAAGTGGTCAATTCTTAGAGATTCTAATTAATAGAAAACTTTTGGAGACAAATTTGAGATATAGGGATTTGCATGTTGGTGATAGAAATGCTATTATGTTGTGGCTTAGGGCGACAGCATTTGGCGAAATGTATCCAGTTACCGTTTTTGATGAAGATGGAAATCCATTTGAAACGGAAATTGATTTATCTGCATTAAAAGTTAAAAACTTGGGTGTTGACCCAGATGCAGAAGGATTATTCACATTTACTCTTCCAGTATCAAAAGCCGAATTAAAGTTTAAATTGTTGACTGTTGGTGATGTTGAAGATATTGAACAGATGATTGATAATGATGTGAAGCAAGAGTTACCTGTTAATAGTGCTAATACATATAAATTACAAAGACAAATTGTTGAAGTAAATGGAGATAGAAATCCAGCATCAATAAATCAGTTTATTGATAATATGAGGATACGTGATGCAAAAGAGTTCAGAGAGTATATTGATAAAATTGAATCGGGTGTCGATTTAGAAGTAGAAATCAGGACTCCTAGAGGTGGGTCTATTAAAACCTTTCTTCCGCTTAGCCTCAAGTTTTTTTGGCCTGACATTACAATATAAGGCTAATTTATGGGAAGAGATTCATGTTTGTATGGTTCATTTAAAAATGGGTTATAGCGATGTTATGAACATGCCAACAAACGAAAGAAGATTTCATATTGGTTTATTGGTTAAAAATAAATCTGAAGAACGTGAAAGAATGCAACAAATACAAAAAACATCTGGTGGCTCAAATGGTAACAGAAAAAAAGTAATCAGTGGAGAAGCGTTAAAATCCCAAATAAAAAGTGGAAATCTACCCCTAATATAAAGCCCTTAAAAATGGGCTTTTTTCATTTTCGTATATTTATAAAAATAAAGAAAAGAAATGCCAATAGACCTTTCAAATTTAAGTCCTGAAGAAAGACGACAGTTTTTAGAGTTTTTAAATAGAGTCGGTGTCCAACTTGATGACATCAGGGATACCTATTCCCAATTTAGCAAGGAAGCACAAAAGCACCTAGAAGCTGTTAAAAAATCATACCAAGTCCAATCAGAAATGAAAAAGGGAATGGATGGTTTAATTAAAGGATTGAAGAAAATTAAGGATATCCAAAATGAGATTACGGCATTAAAAAAAGCTGCACTTAAAGCTGAGGGTGAGAATAAAGAAATTATCGAAGAAGAAATTAGGCAGCTATCTATACTTTTAAAATTTTATTCTGAACAATATAAGGCAGTTAATAAAACTGGTGTTGTTTTTAAAGAAATGGGGAAGGTTATTGCATCGTTCCCTAAATTAATGAAAGCTGGTTTTGGTCAACTAAAAGGTACTGGTATCTTTGAAATGGATAAAGCCATTAGGACTTCAGCTCTTAGTATGGGTCTTTTGGGTTCCAGAAGTGGTGAGTTCCGTGACAATATTACCAATGCTCAAGATGCTGCTATTGCATTGGGTACAACGATTCAAGATTTGGCTGAAATACAAGCAACATACTCAGACGAATTGGGTAGAGCCGTACTCTTAAGTGAGAAGGGTTTAAATAATATTAGCGATATTGCTAAAGGTACTGGATTAGGCGCTGAAGCAGCGGCTAAGATGACTGCTGAATTTAATGCACAAGGTTTATCAACACAAAAGACGGCTGACTTAATTGAACAGACAATGAATGATGCTAGTTCAATGGGTCTAAATGCGTCAAAAGTAATCAAAAACATACAAAGTAACATTAAGCTTCTTAATAGATACAACTTTAAGGGTGGTGTTAAAGGTTTGGCTAAAATGGCTGAAACGGTAACCAAATTAGGTATCGATATGGAAACCGTTGCGCCAATGGCTGATAAGTTATTCAATATTGAAGGTGCTGTTGAAATGTCAGCTCAGCTTCAAGTTTTGGGTGGTAAATGGTCACAATTGGCTGACCCATTCAAATTGATGTATCAAGCTCGTAATGATATGGAAGGCTTGGTAAAATCCATAGGTGAAGCTGCGGCGCAATCCGCATCTTTAGATGCAGATGGTAATATTAAGCTAGCAAGCGTAGAAATGGCCCGTTTAAGGCAAGTTGCTGAAGCGACTGGTATATCCTATGAACAATTAGCAGAGGCCGCTAAAAGGGCTGGAAAGGCTGCTAAAATCAAAGAAAAAATATCTATGACTGGCTTAAGTCCTGAGGAACAGGAATTCTTAGCCAACGTATCAGAATTTGAGAATGGTAGGGCTTTCATTAAGATAGGTGGCGATACAAAATTCTTAGATGAAATTCATGGTAGTGCTAAAGCTTTGGTTGATGCTAAAATGCAAGAGCAGAAGACGCTAAAGGAGAGAGCTAAAGCTGCAATGACATTTGATGACCAAATCAAATCACTTACTGACCAATTTAAGCAATTCCTTTTACCAATTGCAACAGAATTGGCAACAAATTTTGGTAAAAGTTTAACGGATTTTAGGGCTTGGATGCAAAAAGAAA